GAAGGTTTTGTCAAGATTTATCTTGAAACCCGATAGGCGAAGAGCTTCAACAAGTTTGTAGTAGTATTTTCGAGGAATAATCAAATCGTCCCCGAAAACAGCAAACTTAGACCTGTCGAAACGACCTCCGTCTGCTTTCATCACGGCATAACATAACGCCGCGAAAATCGCAGATTCCAATGCGAATGTGTAACCGTTGCCCATGGATGAGATCTTCTCGTATTCAATGAGAGTATCTCCTAGGGTGCCACTAGGGCTCCTTAGGTCCATGAGATAAGTTACCCAATCTTTAGGTAATAGCAACTCGCAAATCTTTAAACTTACAGAGTCACTCGCCGCACTAAGATCGACAGTTACAAATCGATCTTCATTGTTTGGCATGCTACCTAATCGAGCCAATTCCTGATTCTTCTTCTGGTTGTCTAGGTCCACCCCGAAGCGTTTCAACCGCTTCCGGATAAAACCGTCAACTCCCAGTTGGAGGTACAGGTTCAAAGTTGGTTCGATCGCAATAGTCCGCTCTTTCTGAGCGTCCTTGGGTACAAAAGTGATTCGGTTTCCATCCACCACGTTAATGACTTTCGACCAGAACTCTTTCTCACATATCGGCATGTGCTTCTGTATTCCGAAGCGGCTTCTATATGAGTTTTGTAGAGCCCCGATCCATCTCTGGTCAGTGGCGATGGCAAACTGGGCGTACCGGAAAGCTCCTACCGTGCAGTCGTACGGCTATTCCGCATATTTATGATATCGCGAAATGTTTCCGTGCTTCGTGCTCGTGGTGGCTCCCGGCCCATGCCTGGACCTGTCCAACATCTCTCGGTGACCCGGTAATTGGTCACCAAGCAGCCTGCTCAAAAATACTCGAGCGTAATGTAAAACTTTCACGCCCCAGTCCGTTTCCGGTTCAGCAAGGGACTTATAACCTACACGGTTATAGTCGTGGCAATCGCTCTCGGCTGCGAAGAAGACCTCCGTAGCCCGAGCAATGCGCTCTTCCTTAGCTGTAGGAAAACGAAATTTCTTGATTAGACTGGC